AAAAAGTATATAAGATGGCGAATAGACGCAAAGCATTTAATTTTAGATCTGGTCTCCAGGTCGATAATGATAACTTTGTAATTAACTCAAATGGTCTGGTGGGGATTGGAACATCAATCCCTTCCGGATATCTTTTGAATGTTTATGGTGATACGAGAATTACTGGACTTACTACTACTAATAATGTATATGTATCAGGTATTCTCACAGCAACTAATGCAGATGTCGGTATCCTTAGTGCATCTCAAATTGATCTTGGAGGTTCTGGATTAGTCAGTAGTTTAATTGGATATGCAGTTACTGATGCTTGGATTGCACCTGATAGTGTAGGACTTGTAACAACAAGAAAAATTGGTATTGGAACAGATTCAACTCCTACTGAACAGTTAAAAGTAGTCGGTAATGTAAATATTACTGGTCTTACCACAACCGGATCTTTATTTGTTACTGAAGTTGCGACGGCATCAACATTCAGTGGTTCTGGTGCATTATTAAATAATATTCCAAATAGTGCTACAACAGCAACTAATAGTAATGTTGGATCTGCAATTGTATCTCGTGATTCTTTTGGAAACTTTAGTGCTGACACAATTACTGCAACATTATCTGGAACAGCATCTTTAGCAGAAAATCTAACTGGTTCTCCAAATATTACAGTCTCTTCTGTAAATGCTGGTATTGTGACTGCATCAACGAGAATATATTCTTCATTAGTGGGTGTTGGAACAAACAATCCAAATGCACAGATTCATTTAAGAAAAACTGGTATTACTTCAATTCAACTGACGAGTGATGGATCAAATGAATCTATTATTACTTTTGGAAGAAATATAACGACTAATGTAGATAATGCTCAACTTCGTTTTGGTCATGGAAATGCTTTAGGATCTTATCCATATAGCACAAATGATTCTCTTGATATTATAAACTATGACACCGGAAATGTCAACTTTTATTTGAATCCAAGTGGTTTAGGTACTGCATTTAACTGGTTGACAAATGCCTCTTTAAGGGCAATGGTGCTCACTAAATCTGGAAATCTTGGCATTAATTCCACTTCACCAACTGAAAAACTAGATGTCGTTGGTAATATTACTGCTACAGGTAGATTTATTGGTGCTGGTGGAAGTTTTGGTAATATTCAAATTGCAATTTCTAATGATAATACAATTGATACAGTTTCAGGTGATTTATCACTCAACTCGGCAAATAATGTAGTTGTTGTTTCTGGCAATTTGGATGTAAATGGAATAGGAACTCATACATTTGCTGGTGATGTTGAAGTTGATGGAGAGGGTAGATTTATTGGAGATCTTATCGCATTCTTCTCTTCTGACGAAAGACTAAAAGATAACATTGAAGTAATTGAAGATCCTCTTTCTAAAGTTCTTTCTATTAGTGGTAATACTTTTGATTGGAATGATAATTCCAATAAAGAAGGAAGAGATACTGGTGTTATTGCACAAGAAGTTGAATCTCTAGGACTTCCAGGAATTGTCACAACGAGAGATAATGGATATAAGGCAGTTCGATATGAGAAACTGGTTCCACTGCTAATTGAAGCAATCAAAGAACTTGGCAATAAGTTAGAAAACCTTGAGCAAAAATTAAAAGTAACAAACTCTTGGAGAGAATTCCGATAAATAAATCTAAAGTTTATACTCTCACTGAAAGTGTTATTAATTTATAATATAACAAATCAGAGATTAGAACTTTATAATGGAACTTCTTGAGTAGGTATTGCAACTATAGCCTAAAGTTATGGCATTACAATCATCGGGTCAAATTACATTTACAAATATTAGAGATGAATTTGGAGAATCAACTAACAACAAACTAGGTTCTTATAGAGTATCTCAAAACATTGGGGATATGACTAATCTACCATTAGATGATGGTATACCCTCATCTGGACAGATTAGATTTAGTGATTTTTATGGTAAAAAATTAAATGTTGTTGTTCATTATTCAACTAATGAAAATCGACCTGATGATGCAAGATTAAGATATGATAATGATACAGAAATTAATGTGATTGGAGATTTTAGAGTTAGACCTACAAATAGTAGTGGAACAAAAGTAATCATTCATGTTTCGAGTGAACTTGGAAGTGCTCAAGGTGTAAGAGAAGTATGTGCTTTAAGGACAGGTTCTGGTTGGAATAGTGGGACAGATTTAAGTATTGAAATTGGTAGTGAGGCAATTGTTTCTGGTGCTGGTGGTAATGGTGGAGATGGTGCAACTGAAGGAGATAATAATCATTCGGGAGGTACATCTGGAACAAGTGCAATCGGAATTCAGACTTCAGTCAATTTAATAAATGTTCAAATTGGAGGCATCGTCCAAGGAGGCGGTGGAGGAGGTGGAGGTGGATCTGGTGATGTAGAAGGTAATGAAGATACCACTGGTGGTGGTGGAGGAGGTGGAGCAGGTATTCCTGCTGGTGGTGTTGGTCGTTATGGTGGAGGTATTGGAACTACTACTGGTGGTGGTAATGGTCAAAATGGTGGCACAGAAGATGGAGCTATTGGAGGTGGCGGTGGCGGTGGAGGTGCCACATACGGAACTCCTGGATCAGCAGGAGCTTATCGTGGGGCAGGTGCTGGAACTGCAGAAAATGGTGGACAGGGAGGAGCTGCACCCGGATTCAGTAGAAGGTATGGTGGTGCAAATGGATATTCAGTCACATCTGTTTCTGGTATAGATATTCCAACGATTACGGGAACAGTTTATGGTGATCTTGGAGAAGAAACTGGGGTAACATAAATATCTTAAGATTTTATATTTGTTATGAATGAAACTCTCACGGCAACGGTATTTGAATATCCGTTTCCACATTTGATTGTTGAGAATTTTTATAATAAAGAAGAATTAGAGTTAATCTGGGAAGAATTAAAATATTATACAAAACCTGGAAAACTTTTAGAAGCAAAAGATTATGGTGGAGTTGTTGATAAAACAAACTCACATGCATTACTTTTAGATGGTTTATATCAAGATTTCTCTCATCAAGGTAAGGTAAATTATAGAAATATATCTAATATCTTAACTGTAAATCGCAAATTATTTAAAGACGAGATAATGAGTGTATTTGCGAGTATTCACGATTGTTGTTCAATTGCAAATCGTAGTAACTGGGATATAACAAAAATTAGATATTATCATGATGATGAATACTATGAACCTCATACTGATAGGTCTATGCAGTTTCTTGCATTCTCATATTTTTATAAGGAACCAAAGAAGTTTAGTGGTGGAGAATTAATATTTCCAAAATATGATTATGAATATGAGTGTAAGAATAACTCTATGATTATTATGCCTGGATGGGTAGAACACGGTGTTAATAAAGTATCCATAGAAGATAGTGATTACTATGATGGGTGGGGAAGATATGCTATCACATCATTCTTTGGATGTAAAGATAAAAGTGGTACTTGACAAGACTCTAAAAACCCTGTAGACTACCTTTGTCTGGGTTGGAGATGAGAGTCTGAGCTTTTATAAGACACTTTAAGAACCGTCTACCAGGTCGCACTGGGGACGGTTTTCTGCTATAATAACAAGGTATTCGAGAGACACCTGATGACCACCATCACTCTGCGTCCCCATCAGAAAGAAGCAGTCAATGCGATGTGGGATAACAACAAGGGTCAGGTTATCATCCCTACGGGTGGTGGCAAGACCATTTGTATGATTCAGGATCTTATTCATCAACACGCTGTTCCTTGTGGTCAGACCACAGTTGTTGTTGCTCCACGTATTCTGCTTGCAGAACAACTTTGCAGTGAGTTTCTTGAGTTGATTGATACTGCTCACACTCACATTATGCATGTTCATAGTGGTGAAACTCACCACTTCAGCAGCACTAATCCTTCAAAGATTCATTTGTTTGCTAACACTGCACGTACTGCTGGTGAGAATGTTATTATCTTCACCACTTATCATTCTCTGCATCGTCTGATTGATGCAGATATTGAAGTCAACACCATTTACTTTGATGAAGCACATAACTCAGTTCAACGTAACTTTTTCCCTGCTACGGAGCACTTTGCTGCTGACTCTAATCGGTGTTACTTCTTCACTGCTACTCCTAAGCATTCTGTCACTGTTTTCAAGCCAGGTATGAATGATGTTGAAGTCTACGGTAAAGTCATCTGTAACGTTCCTGCACCTAAGTTGGTAGAAGAAGGTTATATTCTTCCTCCTAAGGTTGTTGTCAAGCAACTGGATATGGTTCAGGATAAGCAGATGATTGCCGATCGTGATTGTCAGAATCTTTTGGATACGATTGACGAAAACTCTCTGAATAAGATTCTGATTGCCGCACGTTCTACTAAGCAGATTATCAAACTCCTGAGTGAGTCTGACTTCCGTATTCAGTTGGCAGAACGTGGTTATTCCTGCCTGTATATTACTTCTAAGACTGGTGCCATTATTGATGGTCAGAAAGTCAATCGTGAGGTATTCTTTGACACTCTGAATGCTTGGGGTAAGGATCCTAACAAGAAGTTTGTTGTGATTCACCACAGCATTCTGTCTGAAGGCATCAACGTCAGTGGTCTGGAAGCAGTCCTGTTTATGCGTAATATGGATTACATCGGAATCTCTCAGTCAATCGGTCGTGTCATTCGTCTGGGTGGCACTCAGAAGACCTTTGGACTGGTCTGCGTGCCTGTTTATGATAAAGTGGGCATCAGCACTGCCAAGTCCGTTCAGGCAGTCGTAGATACCGTGTTTAAGCAGGGTCAACCTGCTGTGTCGGTGGTCCGCCGTTGATACTGGCACACTCTGCCCCCACACCACTCCAACTCTGCTATAATACTAAAGTAATCAAAGGAACACCATGCGTTGCAAAGTTCAACTCTATGTTGCTGGTAAAACTTTTTACGAAGAAATGGAGGCAGTTGATTATCAACACGCTCGTCAGATTGCACTTGCCCGCAACCCCGGTGCTACTGTTGTAAGTGTCAATGCAGTATTTGATAATGGTGGTTATCAATCTTCCTCGGCGGATGTGTATGAAGCACCTGAGCAAACATATCATTCTAGTAATACTAGTGGACTTGGTGGTCTTGTAGTCCTAGGAATTGTTGGTTGGTTGTTGTGGGAAGCATGGAAACTTGGTTCTGCAATTATGATTGCTATCTGGCAATGGATTGTGGGTGTTATACAATGGTTTATGGGATTGTTCTCTTGGATTCCATTTATGTCACCACAACTTCTTGTGGGTCTTGTGCTCGGATTCTTCTTTCTCGTTCTTATTATCGGTGCACTTGATGAGTAATTTTCTTAAACCTCATATACCAAATCCAGGAATCCTCAATCCAAAGGTTGGGGATCCTTTTGGGTATGTGTCAAAGGACGGAATGTGGGCTGCTATTCCTTGGATAGGGAAAAAAGGGTTCTGCATTATACATAATGGTAGACAAGTGCATTCTGTGACAACGTATAAACAAGCACTTGCATATATCAAGAAATCGTCTAAAGTAAAGAAAACATCATCTC